CAATCTTCGAAAAAACATGACTAACCATGCCATGTATTTTACGAGGATATATGAGATCATCACCGTACGCACTACAAAAAGACTTACCGGAGTTTCCAAGCTCATTTATGGCAGAAATTAAGCCATAAAAGATAAGCGTCTGAAGTGGAAAGGTGAATCCACATCCCATACCCGCAAAGATAGGGGTTTGGGAGGCATTAGAACCTTCTTGAAGAATTATGTATCTAACATAAAAGAGCTTCAATAAGTTCGCCCACTTACGTGGGAGAAGTCGGTTCACATGCTGCCATGTTATTGAATCAGAAGCTGATGACAAATCAGCCGTAACATGGTTCTGGTGCAAAGACATATTTTTTACTAGCCTCCTATGTTTATCTTGGAGGCGAGTTATGTCTAAACCAGCATTTTTCAGACGTTCCCTAAGAACCTCTCCAACACCTAAGCTCAAAAAAGAACTTATAGTAGTATAAGGTGTGATAGGGCGTAATTTGTCGTACTTCTTAGGTACGAGCGATAACTTTAGTGTTTCGCGGAAACTCAAAGTTGGCTCCCCAGTTCGGGTGCTCGCTTTGATTACATCAGCCAGGATTCCGTCTGATGCTATGGCACCATGCCACATTTCTCGCAAATTTAAGGTGCATGTTAATGGGGTTTGAACTTTCGTATCCAGATAGGAATCAGAATACGGAACCCCTATACTTGCCCTCTTTCCAAAACGACAACGGGAATATATCTCATCTAGGCTAACTGTTCCTAGAATATCCTTAATTTTGCGCCTAGCAAGCCGCAAAACAGGATTAGTGATATAATCATCCAATGAAGGTTTCAAAGCTGAGACTCTTTTGAGATTACTCTCAAAACTTATAAGAGTCATGAGCTCGACCTCCTTGGGCGACCAAACATCCACTTGTGCCGTATAGCGGGAAAAGAATTTCTCAAGCTGATAAATTCGCTTGAAAATAAAGGGTGAAGCTCCGTAGCAGCTAGGGTATATATTTTCCCTACTGGCTTTAACGTCGCTAACCCTGTACTTTTCCAGGCCTGTAAGGCCGGATCGCTGGAAATCACTAATGAGGTGGTTGAAAACTTCAACCAGGACACTATCAGTTGATAGTCCTCTTGTCCTTGAACGGCGCTTTACATCCGTAATCGTCGTGCTTTGTACAGACATGGAATCCTCCGATTTGTACAAGGAATGGATTAGTGTCGCGTAGGCGAAATCCTATGAAACAGAACCAGTTGCCCAAAAAGAGGCAAGTTCTGAATCAAACAACGTTTGAGCAGCCCTAAGAGTTATTTCAAGGGCCTGCGCAGCAGTCGTTGACGGATCCAACTCTCGCTCAATACGAACGAGATTGTTGACAACAGTTCCATCGGTCTTAAGAAGTGGTATTTGAACCACCGCGGACCGCTTGTCCTTGTTAATGTACAAACCGTTACGAAGTGTCGCTTTGCGATTTTGCAAAGTAATACTCGGTTGAATCCGCATATCCGTAGCAGATGTATCGACTACGTGTACGCCATTCTGAACGGTAAGACCATCATCCGCATAAGTAACCGCGGAACCTCCGGATGCACTTAACGTACCTCCGGCAAGAATGCTAAAGCTTCTTGCTGACATTGCTAATACTCCTTAATAAGGAATTAGTAGTAAAGGTTAAAGTATCCATTGCTTGCAATACCTTAAACCCATCTCTCCGAAATCTCGGAGTCGGGGCCACCAGATTGTTTTGACTTTGTATCGTTCCATTCTAGAACGTTTAAGCCAGCCAGAACTTTGGAAGGGAGAAAAGACATAAGAAACAGATGCAGTTTTGCATTTAAATTCGTATCTTCTATCCCATTTCAAAGTTTTGCAAACATCCAATATTTCAATATGTGGAATGGGCTCCATAGCCTTAATCCACGAACCGAAATT